CGCCCCGCCGTCGCGTTGAACGCAGCCCTGAAATCAAAGCTCGCCTCCACCCCCGCTGGCCCTTCAATCGGCGTCTTGGCCAGCGCCAGATAAACCTCATGCAGCGTGATCGTCAGACTGCGATTGGCATCCATGGTGAAGGCCATGGCGAATTCCGCCGGCGTGCCACCCTGTGCCTGCGCCAGTAGCACCGTATTCTCAAACCGCACCGTGATTTGCCCGGTGCAGCGCGCAATGCCGGGATCAACGCCCTCCACCTTCCGGTCAGCGCGGATCGTGCGCACTGTCTCCATCCCATTCGAAAAGCTGATCCGCGCGCCAGTCACCTGCGCCAGCGCCGCACCGGCGCGCGTGATGGAACCCTGCGCCTTATTGAAGGCCGTGAAGGCCGCGCCGCTTGGCGTGCCGCCGGAACTTGCCGCACCGCGGAGTGATCCCTGGCCCAGCAGCCCAATCGTCGCGCTGGCAGCACCGGTGGGCGTGAAATCCATCTCCAGCGTATCAGCGCGCACGCCCGTGCACACATCGTAATTCGGCACATCGGGATAGCCGATTTCGATACTGTTCGAAGGCAGCGCCGCAAGGCCCGAGCCAAAGCTATGGATGAAATTCGGGCTGGTGCCGCTCGTGGTCGGTGGGCCGAACAACAGGCGCAGCCAATGGCCGAAATTGATCAGATCAATCGGCACCACCGCCTGGCCCGCCACCGTGACCGTATCCAATAGCGGCGCGCCAGTGTCTCGATTGCCGCCAATGCCAATCACATCCGCATCCAGCAGCGGCTGCTCCGCGCCCAGATTGCAGGTCAGGAAGGGCATGCGCCGCCAATTGCCGCCAGGCGGTGTGCCATAGCTGGCCTCGGGAATCATCAACAGGCGTGCATTCGCGCCAATGGCACGGGGCATGGGGTTTCTCCTGGTGGGCTATCAGGCCAGCGGTGACCCGATGGCAGTAAAGAACAAAGCGACAGACAGGCTCGCGGCACGCGCGCTGGCCGCGCCTTCGAATTCAACATCCTCGATGTCCGCGCTGCCGGGCTGCGCCCATTCCACCGCGCCACCCAGCATGGGATCGGCAGTGATGGCGGCGGCGATGGTAACCAGCATTATATCCAACAGCGCATTATCCGCCGCCAGCACTTCGATTTCTGCGCGGTGTTCAATCGCATAAGCCAAGGGTGAGAGGATCGGTGTTTCCGCCACACTCTCCCCATCGCGCAGTACCACCAGGCCACCTTGGGGCAAGCGCTGCGGCACGGTCTCATTGCGGCGTATCACGGGCACCGGGTTGCGCGCGGCCAGGCTGGCGTTCAGGCGCGCGAACAGGGCGGTCAGGGCGGTTTCGCGTAGGCTCATCGCTGCCTCCCTGCCTCGGCGGCCCAGGCCGCCACAAAACGCCCAGGCAGACGGCGCAGGCCGCGCTCTGCCGCACCCTTTACGTCCAGGCGTTTTGTGAGCTTCACCTGCGGCAGCAGCAGGAACATCGGCACCATGCCGCGCGCGAGCAGCCCGCGCGCCCAGGCCTCTCGGCCTCGGCGATGGGCGGTGCCGATTTCTGTCACACCGCCGGCAATCAAGCGCAGGCGCTGCCGCCGCCGCCCGGCATGTTCCCCGGCGCGGAGTGGCAGGCACCAGACAAAGCCGCGCCCTGATTTGAATGGCCGCAGAAACGCCTGGCCCGAGGCCACCATCTGCGCCGGCGTCACGCGCATGCCTTTCTCGCCCCGCCCGCGCCTGCCACGCGCGGCGTTAAAGCCGGTTGGGATAGCGAGGAACTTCCGCCCGCCCTTGGCGCGGATCAGTGCGCCGCGCTCAAAAGCATCAATCACCTTGGGGACCTTGGTGAATACCAGCCCGGCGGGACGGAGTGACTGACCCGTGCGGGGAAACACCATGGACCGCCAGGCATTGGCGATGCCGCGCGCATTGCCGGCAAAGGCGGTGGTGACCTGCTGGCGGAGTTCGGCTTGGACCTCTGCGGTCCCGGTGCGGATCGCGGTCATGGCGGCGCGTTCGCCCGCGCGCAGTTCCTCGGCAAGCATTTTTCGGAGATCACCGACCAGCTGCGCGCCAAGCCTCATGCTGCGTGCCTATCGTTGGCAAAAGACGCGCCAGGCCGTGCCGCTGGCGTCGCGTTCGGCATGGCGGACGGTGAGCACTTCGCTGCCGATTGAGAAACTATCGCCCGCGGCAATATCAGGCAGGGTGGCGATGGCGAGTGAGAGAATATCGCTGGCCGAAATCACCTCTGTCCCGAATGCATCCGCCATGCGATCGGGCGAGGAACGCAGCACGCGCAGGCTGACCGGCGCGCCGATGCCGCCCTGGCGATAGAGGGCATCCACACCGAGATGCGCATCCGCGATCAGGCTCGCCATCGCCACGTCGAAGGCGTTCATCGTTTCAGTACCTCGACAATGCGCGGCAGCGTCTTTTCGGCGGAGCGGCCAATGACGTAGCCGCCCAAGCCAATCTCAACGATGTTCCAGAGCTTCAGCGCCTCGGCCTCACTGATTCCGGGCGCCGACCAGCCGAGCCAGCGTGCGACGATCAACAGGCCAAAGGTCAGCATCAGGATCGGACGCCAGCAGGCAGCGAGCCAATGTTCCGATTGGGCCTCGGTCTTGATGATATCGGCGGCGGCCTTTTCCAGTTCACCGGCGCGCGCCAGCAGGGCGGCGTTCAGTTCCGCCTCGGCACGCTGCCGTGCCTCGGCGTCGGGGAATAGGCGTTTCAGCGCATCGCCCAGGATCGGTACCAGCGCGGGCAGCAGGGCGCCGATCATGGGTATTTCCCCCGGTCCAATTCGAAATGCGGGCCATCGGGGAAGCTCGCCCAATCACCACCCCAGGTGATAGGCACACCGCATTGCCGCGCGGCGGCTTTCACGGCGCTGGCGAGTTGCGCGTACAAAGGCCAATCCCAACGGATTTCGCCATTCTCCGGCACGCCATCTCCATCATCGAGCCAATAGCCGAGATCCACGGCATGGCCCGTCAGGTGCCGGCTGTTCATGGTGCGCGATGCACCAAGCGCGACAAGCTTGGCCTGGCGCTCGCGGGAGCGCAGCCCTTCCAGCACGATGAAGGGCGCGGCCTTGCGCGCCTCGATCACCACGCGCACGAGATGGGGATGCACGCCTTGCATGCGTTCATGGTCACGCGCGAGCAGGTTCGTCATGTTCACGCCCCCGCCGCCGGAACGCGGTTGAGCCAGACGCGCACGGTGGCGTCTGTCGCGAGCGCCGCGAGGGTCGCGATGCCCACCTGGAAATTGCCTGTGGCGGTGGTGGTGATGCGCCGGTTGGTGTTGTCCCAGAACACCCGCACGCCGGCGGCGATGGCGAGCGCTGGTTCCTTGGTAAGGTCGAACACGCCCGTGGTCGCGGCCTCGATCATGGCGTTCTGCACGCCGTCCACGGCGGCGACGCCAAACAGCGCACCGACCAAGACGCCCTGACCGGCGGAAACACCGGTCGCATAGGGCACGGCAATCGCCAGGCTATTGCCCGGCTGAATGAAGTTACGCATGGGGAATTCTCCTTTTACATGTGCGGTGCCGTTGGAACCGCCCTTTGTTTGGATTAGAGTGAGAGAAGTTTCAGGAGGTGCCTGATGAGCTGTTCAAGTCGTGGTTCACGCGTTGCCGCGCATCACGCCAAATTGCGCGCGCTTGGCTTGCGACGGATTGAAATATGGGTTCCGGATACGCGCGCGCCCGGCTTTGCCGAGGAAGCGCGACGCCAATCCCAGCTTGTTGCTGCAGAACACGATTTTGGCGACATGATGGATTTCATCGCGCGACACGATCCCTGGTCTAATGATGACCAGGGGCCGGATGGCGCGACTTTCCCGCTATAGAATTTTGATGCCAGATCATCGTGAGCCACCATGGACCAGCCTATTTCAGCCACAGAAGCAAACCGCGCCTTTTTCCGCCTAATGCGTAAGGTACGCGAAGAAGGGCGGAGCTTTGTGATTACCTTGCATGGTGAGCCGGTTGCTCGGATCCACCCTTGCAATGCGGCCTTAGCAAGCCAAAAAGCTGCAAGAGTGGCGTTGTTTGCACGTCTTTCGCGCCAAGCTGTGTCAAACATAGGCCACTGGTCGCGCGACGAATTATACGAGCGCTGAGGTAAGGTTCGCAGGCGGGGTCCATCTGCTTACCTGACTGGCCTGGTGTCATCATTCGAAATCCCTTCAGCGGCAATGCGCGCTGAAGGGGTCGTGGCCGGTATCACGCACCCGGATTGAACCAAGCCCCGCGCCAATCAATGGCGCCGACGCCGAAGTCAAAGATTACGCTGACTTCGACACCATCCACGCCGGAGACCGGGCCGGTGGTGACCTGCGGTCCCTCGGCACCATTCAGATAGCCATAGACATAGACAGGCGCGGTCGGCGGATCGGCAAATAGGTACCAGCGATTATTCGGGATCATCGGTTCGACCAGCGGCTGGACAAAGCCGGCATAGATATTGGCGTGGCTGATCTGCGTGGCGCCAACACTCACCGTCAATTGCCGCGCAGGCAATTCAAGGCTCGGGCCGACCAGCAGCTTCATGGCATTGCCGACGGAAATCGGCAGGCCATCCAGCGTCTTTTGGCGCAGGATCGCCGCACGTCCAGCAGCGAGGTTATTGATGTCCAGCGCACTGCCCGCCGCCGCCTTATTCAATCGCGCGGCCGCCGTGCCAAAGACGGCAGCCGGGCCGTTCGTCAGTGTCGGGCCATCGCCATTGGCCTGATTGAGCAACGCATAGGCCGTGGCATTCTCGAAATCCGCCACGCGCCGGCCAATCGCAGCGGCAAAATCCGTGAAGGCACCCAGGTCGTCATTCACCAGCATGGGCCGCGTGACACGGATGCGCCGCGCGAAGGTTTGCAGCAGAACGATTTCCTGGCTTTCCGACATGGTGCCGGCCTGGATCTCGCCATTCTCCATCAGCGGCATCAGTGTCGGGAAATCACCCACGCGCAGATGCCGGTGCGGCTTGAAGTCCCGGAAATCGCGCCGCAGGAAGATCTGCCGATAGCTCGGCGCTGCCGGCTGATAGGCAGCGAGCAGCATTTTGTTCGCCGCAGCCGAGAGCAGCAGCGGAAAGTCCGAAGTGGTGTGGAAGGCGCGTTCGGCGAGCAGTGTAGGGTTGCGCGGCACATTGCGTTCACCGCGGACCCGCAGCAATTCGCCGATCATGTCCGAAGGCCGCCAGCCTATGAATTCGGCGTGCCGCCCCGTGCCTTGCGGCTGGTAGCCTGGCATGCTGCGCGCGGCCAAGGCTTCCGCCATGGCGTCCAGGATTTCCGAGGGCGAGTCATGCCCGGGCCCGGTTTCCGGGCGTGCCGGGGTGGAAGGCGGCGCGGCGCTTTTCACCATCGCGTCGAACAGGGAACGGCGTGCCTGGTCCGGGTGCCAGCCGCGCTCGACAGCTTCGCGCCTGATATGTGCGGCGGTTTCGGTGCCGACCAGGGCGCGTGCGGCGTCAATCGCGCCATCAATGCCGGAGATACGATCACGTTCTGCGCGCTGTGCCTCGGCGCGCAAAGCGTCAAGATCAGGCGGCGTTTCCACCGTGGTGGTTGCGGGCGGCGACGCGGCGGGCGGCGCCGAAGGGGCTGCCGGGGTTTCCGGCGTCGTCTCGGTCATGGGGGGTTCCTCATTATCCAGGGCAGGTTCAATGGCGAAGGACGGCGCGCCCTGCGGCGCCGCGCCTCGTACTTGCGCATCCCGATCAACGGGGATGGGCACGATCGAAATCTCAAAAGGTTCCCAATCCACGGCGCGGTAGATCATCTCGCCGCTCACCGGATCGGGGCGCTGGTCATAGCGATGCACGCGATAGCCGATGCTGACCGCGCGCAGCGTGCCATCGGCAATGCGCTGCCAGAGCGGTTCCACATCAGCAGCGCCAGAAAATTGCAGCCGCGCATGGCCGCGCCCGCCTTCAAGCCGGGCGGCAATCACACGGCCCAGCACATCGCGCGCATCGCTGCTGCGATGGGTATTCAGCACAGGCGCATTGCCGGAGCCGAGCTGCGCCATGCGGACCGCATTGGGCGACATGTCCAGCTCCTCGGTAATGCCACCGAGTGATGGGACAAAGTTGCGCGCCCGCGCGCCGGTGGACCAGACGACCTCAACGGTGCGCGCGGCACGATCGACGGTGGCCGGTGCCGTGATGGCACGGCGGGCGGTGATCGATTGCCCATTGGAGGGAAGTCGATCGGGCAAAGCGGGATCAACCGGCGCGGGATCGCTCCCGCCCGGGTCGGTGGTTTCGGTCATGGGGAGCCCTATGCTGTGGGGGTATCTGGCGGCGTTGGTGCAGCCGCCCCGGCCGCACCTGTGGCCGCAATTTCCACTGCCGCCATTTGCGCTGCGTCCTGCGCGCCGCCGGATTTGGCGACACGGCGCGGATCGGTATCAAGCGAGATGCCCGCCGCATCGAGCGCGGCATTAGCTTCGCGGATCATCTCGACCGCCGAACGGAAATCATAGCCAAAGGCACCGGCGGCTTCCGGCTGCGGCACAAAGCCCGCGCGCACCTGGGCGATCAAAGCCGTGGTGTCCTTGAGCGGGTCGATCATCTCATGCGCTGGCGGGACATGCGCCACACCTTTCGGCATCGCATCCGCCCAAAGGCCGAGCAGCGCGCCTTGGGCGTGAAAGCGCTCGGCGATGGGCCGCACCAGCATCGGGATCAGCATGCCGTATTGCATCTGTTCGCAGAGCCGGCGGAATTCGATCTTGCCGGCGCGCAGGCTGGAGTAATTCGCCTGGGTCAGATCGCCGGAGACCTGGTCGTAGGTGAGGCCCGCGCCGACAGCAGCGGCTTCAAGCGAGCGTCGCGCAAAGGCGGTATGCGATCCACCGCCGGAGGGGTTGACCACGCTTACATCACCCTGGCCACGCCGGTAGAGGATCATCCCAGGCTCAAAGCTTTCCACCGCGCGGCCTTGTGCGTCGCGCAGCAGGCCAGGATTGGCGTCGCTCGGTTTGGTCAGCGTTTCCTCGCCGTCATCCGTCACCACGGCGGCGAGGCAGGCCTCGATCTTGGCCTTCATCAGCAGCGCGGCTTCGTAATCACCAAGGTCGCGCAGCCGCAGCAGTACGGGCGCGAGCCAGGAGACATCGCGTAATTGCCCAGGCCGCCGCTTGCGGAACACATGCAGCACATCGCGCGCGGGGATGAAATCACTCGCCAGCCGCGCGCCAGGCAGCATCCATGCGCCGGGATGCGTCGGGAAAAGCCAATAGCCAATCGGCTCGCCAAAATTCCCAAGTGCGATGCCCTGGATGGTCGGCGCGCCATTCACCACGCCATTGCGCGCCGTATCCAGATGATCGCTTTCCAGCACCTGCAAGCTGAGGCCGATCGGGTTCCGCGGCGATCTCGGGACGGTCAGCAGCCGGATGAAGCATTCACCGCTTTCGACGACGGCACGCATGGCCAGCGCCTGCAGGCCGTAGAGATCGAGTTTGCCCTCAGCATCGCAGGCGGTGCTTTCCGCCCAGGCCTGCCAGGCATTGCGATGCGCGGTTTCAGGCCAGCGCGTCGTGATGCCAGCTCCGACCGCGTTGCCGGTCCAAAGATCGACAATGCGTGCGGCATAGGAGTCATTGCGCACCGCATCGCGCGCGCGCCTTGCGACGCTGGCGGCGGCCATGCCGACCTCGCCATTCGCGCTGCCGCCCGAGGGCGACCAGGTCGAGGCACGGTTCTCCTGCGCGGCCGCATAGCCCCGGAAGGCATTCCAAGCGGCGCGCAGGTGGAACTTCATTCGGCGGGTGCCTCGGTTACTGCATCAAGCAGCGCGCCGGCGGCGTCGGCCATCGGGCCATGGCAGGCGGTGCGATCGGCCGCGACCCAGGCGAGCGCAAGGCTTGCTGCCTCGGGCGGCGAGAGTTCCTTCTCCCAGGCGATCTGACGCAGCCGGGCGAAGGCGCGGAAGGCCTCCTCCGGCACGCCAAGCGCTGCCGCCAGCGTGGCGGGTTGCCAGTGTTGGGTATGGGGCATGGTGATTTCCATGAATTTTGTGGATAGCCGGACCATCGGCACGCTATGCAAGGAGCAGTTCTGGTTTGGCTTCTCTGGGGAATGGAATGGCGGCAAAAGTCACAGCCAAGGGTCAGGTGACTATTCCAAAGAAGATCCGCGATCTGCTTGGCATTCAGGCAGGCAGCAAGGTTGCTTTTACGCTTGCTGAGGATGGTCGCGTCAACCTCAGCAAGATTGATAAGGAAAGCGCTTCCGGCGGGCAGCCCAACCGTTTTGCCGTTCTGCGTGGCAGTAGCAGCTCCGGCATGAGTACGGAGGAAATCATGGCACTAACGCGGGGTGAGAATTGACGTCACGCGGGCGCCCTTGATTCTTCACCCCAAACGAGAAAATTGTACCAGCGTCACGCCCGGCCGCCGCGCAGTGGCACTCTCGGCGCCGCAAAGCGCTGCCATGGCGCGGCCCAATTCATCCAGGCTGCGGTATTCCACGGTGCGGCCTTCGAAGGTCACGCGTGTGACGCCGCCGGTATAGGCGGCGACCAGCACAGCAGCGCGGCTACCCGCAGGCTGCGCCAGCGCCCAGGCGAGGGTGGCGGGGTCCAAGGCTGATCACCCGCCCGCGCCGCGCGCGAGGGCGCGCAGGATAGGCAGGATCTGCGCCCCACCTGCACCAAGCGCGACCAGCACCGCGACGATGCCCCAGATCGCGCCCTCAATCCGGCGTGTCTGCTTGCGCAGGCCACAGATTTCCTCGCGCACCGCCGTGTAGCGCTCGGCACAGCGCTCGACATGCAGCGACAGATCCTCGCGCTCACGCGCGTGGAGTTCACCGTTACTCATGATTTCCTCGCTGTTAAAAAGTTTACCGAACCGGGCGTCGGGGAAAGGCGCTTCTACCTTTCCAAAGATCTGCCCTGAAGCTCGCGATGTTTCACGCGAACGCAGCCACCGTCATTCCGTTACAAGTGGCGGCCTACATCCATGCGCTGATGCAGCACTCGAACCACAATAAGTTCTCTCTCGGTTAGGCGGAAGAATATGAGATGGGAGCCGACCGCGTATTTGAAGTAGTCGTCCCGAATATCGACAATCCGTCCGGTTTTTCTGCCTGTCGCCAGATCATCGAAAGCATCGACGATGGCGGCGTGGTAGCCGTCCGCCTGCTCAATCGACCAATTTTTGTATGTGTAGAGCCAGATTTCTTCGAGGTCCGCTTCCGCCCTGGGTGACAGCAAACAAGCCCGGGGTTTACCTGGCATGTTTGCTGCGCATGCGCTTGAGGAACGCGCCATTGTCAAATGGTACGGGCTTGCCGGATTCCTCACCGACAATGAGTGCTTCCTGAAGGGCCTTCACCTTGGCCTCATGCTCCTCCAACAAACGGAGGCCCGCCCGCACGACATCGCTGGCGGAGCCATAGCGGCCCGATTGAACCTGCACATCGATGAAGTTGGCGAAATGGTCGCCGATTGAGACTGACGTATTGCGCGCCATGACCTACCTCCTGGCTAGTGCCAAGATATACCAATTTTTGGTATCGCTGGCCACCCCTTTCTTGCTGCATGGAGGTCTCGGCGTCCCGAAAGTCATCACCGCAGCCACCCGTCACGCGGCGCCAGCCAGCCGGGCCGGCGTATCAGTGGCGCTGGTTCAGGGTTCGGCGGCGCGACCGGAACGGCAGTCTCTACCGCTTGGCTTTCCACCGGCGCATTCGCGATGTCCTCACGCAGCCTGTGCCAAAACCGCTCACCATACCGATCCGCGCCCAGCAACCACAGCGCCGCGCGCGCCAAGACCGCGCAATCCAGCGCCTCATTCCTGTCCCGCAGCTTCGCCCATTCCTGGCGCACAAAGCCGCGCCGATCCTTCACTTGGTGCAGGCGCTCCGCCACCAACTGCTTGACCCATTCAACCTCAATCCCCTGCGGCAAATGCACCCAGCCGGGCGGGAATTCCGCCGCCTCCCCACGCCCGAGCCAAAGCCGGC